CCAGCCGCAAGATCGACCTCGAGAGTGCCACCAAGTGGGGCTTCACCCGCTCCATGATGGGCGACGAGATCGTCCGCATCTTCAACTACCGAAACGTCAACCAGCAGATCGTGGCCCAGAAGGTCCGTACTGCAACAAAGGACTTCGTCTTCCTCGGCGACACCAAGAATGCTGGCCTCTACGGCATGCACCTTTGGCGCGACGGCGGTAAGAAGCTGGTCATCACCGAAGGCGAGATCGACGCCATCTCCGTCAGTAAGGCGCAGGGTCACAAGTGGCCTGTCGTGTCCGTACCGAACGGGGCAGGGGGTGCCTTCAATGCCCTCAAGAAGAACCTCGAGTGGGTCAACAGCTTCGAAGAGGTGATCCTCTGCTTCGACATGGACGAGCCGGGGCGTGAAGCCGTGGACAAGTGCATGACGTTGTTCGAACCCGGCAAGTGCAAGACGGCGATCCTTCCTCGGAAAGACCCGAACGAGATGCTCATGCACGGGGAGAGCCAGGACCTGATCAACTGCCTGTGGGGTGCCAAGGTCCTACGACCGGACGGCATCGTGGACGGCAGCGATCTCTGGGACCTGATGGAAGAGGACGACGACGAGGATCAGGCAAACCTCCCGTGGTCCAAGATCAACGAGATGACGCTCGGGTTCCGCACCGGAGAGCTGGTCACGCTGACCGCTGGTTCCGGCATGGGCAAGTCGGCCATCATCCGAGAGACCGTGGACTACCTCCTCAGGACCACCACAGACAACCTCGGTATCCTCATGTTGGAGGAGCCGATCAAGCGGACAGCTCGTGGCCTCGTAGGCATACGTTTGTCCAAACCCATCCACTTAGACAAAGGTCTCGCTAGTGCAGAAGAACGCAGGAAAGCCTATGAAGAGACGGTCGGTTCGGGTCGTGTATTTCTCTACGATCATTTCGGTTCCACGTCGTCTGACAATCTCTTGGCTAAGATCAGGTATCTGGCCAAAGGATGCGGTTGCAAGCGTATCTTCCTCGACCATCTCAGCATCGTGGTGTCTGGCCAGGAAGACGGGGACGAACGTCGTAACATTGACTTCATAATGACCGCACTGGCCACCCTGGCCCTCGAGTGCGACATCACGATCTTCCTTGTGACGCACCTGAAGCGACCCTCGGGTGACAAGGGTCACGAGCAGGGGGCTGAAGTTTCCCTGGCTCAGCTCCGTGGTTCCCACTCCATCGCCCAGCTCTCGCATACCGTTATCGGCATCGAGCGTAACCAGCAGTCCGAGGAAGAAGTCTCGGTTCTGGGCAAGACCTATCTGGTCAAGGAGATAACCACCCTCCGTGTTCTGAAGTGCCGCTGGACTGGTGAGACAGGTCTCGCCGGTTGGCTGTCGTTCGACAAGAAGACAGGGCGGCTCAGTGAAATGCTCAGCGATCCCTACGCCGACAAGGGCGAGAAGAGCAACCGGGGCACCTCGACATTCGAGGACGAGACCGACGACGGAGACATCCCATTCTAGACGACCACACCAACGACAACCTCCTCTCGAGCGTGAAACTCAAGCGCTCGGGGGAGACCATCATCCTATCCACCCGCAAGGCCACACTCACCCTAACGATGACCGGGGCAATTGAAGTGGCACACGTACTCCTGGAGCTAACGAAATCAAAGACTTCCACTGGAAGGTAAATGGTAAACCTTTAAGCGAACTACCCATCCTCGTATTCGACATTGAGAGCGACGGGCTAATACCCGAGATGACCGTGGTCCATTCACTGGTCATCAAGGACACACAGACCGGGTCGGTCGTCCACTTCACCGACCACGACTACGACGGCGCTCTGCCTGTCGCCACCGGCATCAAGGTTCTCAACGACGCCTTATGCATCGCCGGTCACAATATCCAAGGCTTCGACATCCCGGCTATCCAGAAGATTTACCCGTGGTTCAAACCGCAGGGGATCATCCTCGATACCGTGATCATGTCTCGCGCCATCTACCCCGACATGCGAGACGCCGACTTCCGGCAAGCTGAGAAATCCAGTTGGATACCTGGGCAGATGTACGGTCGCCATAGCCTCGAAAGCTGGGGCTACCGACTGGGTCTCTGGAAGGGGGACTACGGCAAACAACGGGAAGCCGAGGGTAGGGCTCAAGGTCTCAAGGGCGCTGAGCTGACCTACTTCGTCTGGGGCACTTGGTCCCCGGAGATGCAGGACTACTGCGGCCAGGACGTCGAGGTAACCCATGCGCTGCTGGTGAAGTTGCAGAAGAAGAACTTCTCCGATGGAAGCTTACAGCTCGAGCATGACGTCCAGCGGATCATCAGTCGACAAGAGGCCCACGGTTGGGCATTCGACGAGGACGCCGCATCCAAGCTCTACGCCATGTTGCGTGGCGCTCAGGCTGAGATCGAGGGGAAACTGGAGAGCATCTTCGCTCCGTGGTTCCGCTTCGACGGTGAGATGACACCGAAGGCCAACCGTTCCGTCAAGCGCAGCGATCTCGACATCACCATCACTCGCCGACAGTTCAGCGAGAAGACCGGCAAGGAGATCAAGCCCTACGTCGGGCCGGTGCAAGAGCACTACTCCGAGGACGCGCCCTACACGAAGATCAAGATGAAGGCGTTCAACCCTTCGTCCAGGCCGGACATCGCAAACCGGCTGAAGGTGATCTACGGGTGGAAGCCGATCCAGTTCACCAAGGACGGCCAGCCCAAGGTTGACGACGAAGTCCTCAGCTCACTGAAGTATCCCGCAGCTCCGCTCCTGACCGAGTACCTGCAGATCGCCAAGCTCACCGGCATGTTGTCGGAGGGCAAGGAGGCGTGGCTCAAGGCTGTCCGCAACGGGCGCATCCACGGACGTGTGGCCACCATGGGCACCGTCACCTCCCGCATGACCCATAGCAAACCAAACATGGCTCAGGTCCCCTCGGGCAAGATCAAGTGGGGCCATGAGTGCCGCGCCCTGTTCACCGCGAACAAGGGTCAGGTGCTGGTCGGCTGTGACGCTGACGCCCTCGAGCTGCGTTGCCTCGCTGGCTACATGGCCCGTTGGGACAAGGGTGCGTACATCAAGACGATCCTTGAGGGTCGGAAGGAAGACGGCACGGACATGCATACGCTCAACGCCAAGGCGCTGGGCTGTGACCGTGATACCGCGAAGACATGGATTTACGCCATGCTCTACGGTTCCGGCGACTTCAACCTCGGGATGATCTTGGGTGCCCGAGGCTCCGAAGCTCAGATCAGCGGTGCCGGTCGTGCTGCTCGAACCAAGCTGATGAAGGCCTTCCCGGCTCTCAAGAAGTTGGTCGATGCATGCAAGGAACGGGCGAAGGACGGAAAGCTCAAGGGTATCGACGGTCGCTGGGTTCCAGTCCGTTCGGCCCACTCGGCTCTCAACACTCTGCTCCAGTCAGCCGGTGCGATCATCATGAAGCTGGGTCTCGTCATCCTCGACGCGAACCTCCAGGCGGCTGGGTTCATCCCAGGCGTTGACTACGAGTTCGTCGGCAACATCCACGACGAATGGCAAATCTCCTGCAACCCCGAGATCGCTGAGCAAGTCGGTGAGATCGCAACTGACGCCATCCGGCTTGCCGGTGAACGGCTGAACTTCGCATGCCCACTCAAGGGCAACTACGACATCGGCAAGAACTGGGGCGAAACCCACTAATGCCTACAGCAAAGGGCGAGTATCTCTATGTACTCGTCCACCCACTCCACAAGAACCTTTGCAAGATTGGACAGACCTGCCGACCGAAAGAGCGGCTGCGTCAATACAATACCTCTGACCCATACAGGAGATTTACTTATGCACACATCGAAGAGGTCTATGATCGTCGCTTGGGTGAGCAAGCTATACATCGCCTGTTGGCTTCGTATCGCGTCGGAAAAACGGAGTGGTTCAAAATCCACCCAGACGACGCCGTACATTCCCTACGAACCCTCCACGCCAGCTCCACTGTCACCGGCTGACGAGGCAGCAATGGCCGAGAACCTCAGCAACACCTACGGCATCAGGAGCATCTGCGAATGAGCATCATGCCCCGCAATGGTGAAGTAGCCCAGATGGCAATGCTCGACGGCTTCAAGGTGATCCTCAAGGCCCGCCTCACGAAGCAGTTCGAGGAAGCAGCCAAGCCCATCATTGAGGCTGCGGTGGCCGAGGCTCTCGCTGGCCTGAAGGTTGGGGTCGAGGCTTGGTACTCACCAATGAACATGCAGCAGACCGTCGAACTCATCCTCACAGACAAAAGGACAAACAAGTGATCGCACGCATCGATAACAAGTACCTACGGCGGTTGACCATCGTCATCGTCACGATCCCCGTCGCCATCCTGAACTTCGTCGCCGGTGGCGTCAAAGAAACCATGCTGCTACCTGAGGCCATTGCCAACGCATGGTGAAGACTACCCTTCTAATCGACACAGACATTCTGGTAGTCTCCGGTTGTGCCGCAGGTATGAAGGAGTTCGAAGGGGAGGATGACGAGTGGTATTACTCCATCGACCTGAAGGAAGTGAAGAACAGCCTCCTGTCAACCATCGAACAATTCAAGAAAGAACTCGAAGCCGATGATGCAATCCTTTGCCTTTCACAGGGACTTACCTTCCGACACGAGATTTATCCAGATTACAAAGGTGGACGCGGACGGAAACCTCTGGGTGTTGGCGCGATTAAGCGATGGCTCGTCGAAGAGCATGGCGCTAAAATTAAGCCGGGGATCGAGGCTGACGACACACTTGGCATCCTCGCTACGCACCCTTCACTGATCGCCGGAAAGAAGATCATCGTCTCTGCCGACAAGGACCTGAAGACGATACCGGGTGACCTCTACCACGGGGGCAACTGGATGGAGATCGACGAGGCGACCGCCCGATACAACTGGCTTCTACAGACGCTCATGGGGGATACCACTGACGGTTACCCCGGTTGTCCAGGCATGGGTCCGGTGTCCGCTCGGAAGATACTCGACAAGCTCGACATCGAGAACGAGGCTGAGTGGTGGCCTGCCATCGTGGAGGCCTACGACAAGAAGAAGCTCGACGAGCCGTTCGCCCTGACCATGGCCCGTTGCGCCAAAATCCTCCACCACACCGACTACAATTTCAAGAAGAAGGAAGTGATCCTATGGACACCAAAGCATTCGTAATTGATGCCGAGTGGGACCTTTCCCACACGAACCTCGTGTTCAGTACGCAGTTCAAGGCACGGCAGTGGTTGAACAACAGCCGGGATGTGGCAGACATTTGTGCCTCAGATGATTGCACCGTGTCCGATCTGTTCAACGAAGGCCTCCTCCGGATACGCGAGGTCACGTACGTCTGATGGACCCGCGTCCAGTAAAGTCGGACGGCGGTTCCTCGTCCTACTACAAGATACCCGAGGGGGCGACCGATCTCCTCGACCTCATCGAACACAAGAAGATGCAGTTCGGCAGAGCCAACATCTTCAAAGCAGCCTACCGTCTCGGTGAGAAGGACGGCACGACCGACATCTACGATCTCAAGAAGATCATCTTCTTCGCACAGCGTGATCTCGACCGCCTCCTCAACACACTGCCTTGACCAACAACATCCACTCTCGGGAACTTCTCGAGGGTGGATAATAGGTACACCCCTAGCACTACGAAGGTGATCTATGGATGACTGTCCACATATCCCACGAGATTTGGTCGAGTTCCTTACGAGGGCTTTCCCAAACGAACTTCCTAGTAATCTTTTAACCCTCGACGACAGGGCAATAGGTGCCCTCCATGGCCAGCGGACTGTTGTCCAATTCCTTGAGGCCTGCCTAGCGGCCCAGGAAGAACGCCATGTGTCCACCTAAACAACCGAAGATCGCGAAGGCTGATCCCGTACAAGCAGCAGCTCCGCTAGCCGATACGCCTCAGGCACCAGTCCTCAATGAGGTTGGCACCAGTGGCTCTGAGGCAGACCTCGCAAATGCCGCTGCAAAGCGTAAGGGCAAGAAGTCCTTGGTCAATGCACTGACTACCCAGCCCACATCGGGCCGCCCACAGATTGGCGTTAACGTACCGATCTGATGGCCGACGTCGTAGCAGTCATCCCAGCTAAAGCCCTATACGAAGCGCTTGCTCAGGATCGTGAACCATACCTCACCCGAGCCCGTCGCAACGCACTACTCACGGTCCCCTACCTGTTCCCTAAAAATGGGGTCACGGGTGCATCGGACCTCGACGATACCAACCAATCCCTCGGAGCCCGTGGCATCCGTCATCTAGCATCGAAGCTGCAGATTTCACTGTTCCCGGTGAACACTCCATTCTTCAAGTATCAGATCGACGACCTGGCTCTCCAGCAGCTTACCAAGTCCAGCGACAAACGCGGCGAAGTAGAGAAGGCTCTGTCTGCCCGAGAACGCGCTGTCATCAATGAGATGAACAGTTCCATGTTCCGGCCAATCAGCTTCGAAGCTTGCCGTCAGCTCTTGGTCTCCGGTAACTATCTGCTCTACATTCCCAAGAAGGGTAGGCCACGCGGTTTCCGCCTGTCGTCCTACGTTGTCCAGCGAGACCCTTCCGGCACAGTCCTCGACATCGTTGTCAAGGAGATGATCGCCAAGACTGCTCTCCCCCCTGAAGTTCGTGCAGCACTGCCAGTTCAAGATGCGACCCTTGCTCGTGAAGCGAAGATCGAAGTCTACACCAAGATCAGCCTCGACGAGAATGGCGCTAACTACGTCATCACTCAGGAAGTCGAAGATCAGGTCATCGCAGGTGGCTACTCTGGTTCATACCCAGCGGACAAGCTGCCATGGCTCCCGATCCGTCTGACCTACCTCGAAGGTGAAGACTACGGTCGTGCCTTCGTTGACGAATACATCGGCGACCTCACGTCCCTCAACGCCCTGACCGGAGCAATCCGAGATGGAACCATGCAGGCCGCTAAGGTCGTATGGCTGATCGCACCGAACTCGACAACGTCACCTGCAAAGCTGGCGGCTGCTGAGAACGGCGGTTTCGTTCAGGGGTCCAAGGATCACGTCACTTGTCTCCAGATGGAGAAATCGGCTGACTTCAGTGTGGCCGAGCGTCTTATCCAGTCGCTGACCGAACGCATCTCCTACGGCTTCCTGCTCAACTCCGCGATCCAGCGGAATGGCGACAGGGTGACCGCAGAGGAAATACGCTTCATGGCAGGGGAACTCGATCAGGGTCTCGGGGGCATATACTCCCTCCTCTCTGAAGAACTCCAGATGCCTGTGGCCAAGCTCTACGGCCTACGCATGGAGAGCGTCCGCAAGGTTCCGCCGCTACCAAAGGAAATCTCAAGCACGTCCATCGTGACCGGCTTGGATGCTCTGGGTCGCGGTAACGATCTGACCAACCTCGACACATTCGTCCAGGGCGCGGCTCAGATATTCGGACCAGACGTTGTCAAGCAGCGCATCTCCCCGTCCGAATACTTCAAGCGTCGTGGTGCTGCACTAGGCATCGACACTGGTGGCCTCGTGCTGACCGATGAAGAAATCCAGGCCGAGCAGCAGTCCGAGCGCGATCATCAGCTTGCAACGGCAGCAGCTCCAAACGCCGTCGCCCAAGTGGGTGGCGCTATGCGTGATCAACAGCAACAGGCGGCAGACGCAGCAGCCGCTCAATCACAAGGACCACAATGAACCCCGACGAAGTAATCGAAACTGACGAAACGGTCGCCGAAGAAGTGAAGGCACCGAAAGCCAAGGCCAAAGCCAAGGTCGTTGAAGAAGTGCAGGGCGTCCTCCTCACCTCTGGCAACGTGTACGTCGCTTCCTAATGGAAAGCATCACAGTAGGCGCAGCGTCTGAACCTTCCGAGGAACAGGCGCTGGCCGCTCTAGAAGAAGCCGCTGCGACCGCGCCTTCGACCACCGAAGAAGCTCTAGCCCAACAGGCAGAAGCCTCAAGCGCCGCCAAGCTCCCCGATGAGTTCAAGTCCACCGCAGACCTTCTGAAGGCCTACGAGGAAATGAAACTCAAGCTCGCCTCCCAGACCTCGGAAGAGGACGAGGGTGAGGAAGAAGTTGCCGATGAAAATCTGGCAGAAAAATCTGATGAGGAAGTCACCGAAGAGGACCTTCCAGACGATCTCGAGATTTCTGAAGAAGATGTCGAGGAAGCAGCCGAAGACGACGATACGCCACTCACGGCAACCGAAGTCGTCGATTACCTGACCGAACGTTTCTCGGCGCAGGATGGCCAGCTCTCTGAAGTTGACTACCAGATGGCAGAAGACCTCGGTTACGACCGCAACATGGTCGATGCCTACATCCGTGGCCAACAGGCCCAGGCAGAACTCGCCGACTTCAAAATCTCCGAAGCTGCCGGTGGCAAGGACAACCTCGAAGCCATGCTCATCTGGGCCGCTACGGGACTGACCGCCTCTGAGATCGAAACCTACAATGCGGCCCTCTCCGACAACGACGTCAACCGGGCAACCCTCGGTGTCGCCAAGTTGCGCGAGAGATACGAAGCATACAACGGACGTGAACCGAAGCTCCTCGGCGGAAAACCCCCACGGGCAGACATTTCCGGCTTCACATCATGGTCCGAAGTCACGGTCGCCATGAAAGACCCACGATACGGCAAGGACGCTGCTTACACGCAGACCGTCGCCAACAAGCTTGATCGCTCGTCGATCTAAAAGCGCGGCCTGTCTCGGGGCTAGAAATACCGGGACACCAATTCGCAGCCTCGAGCTGCAACACAAGCAGACCGTGTGAGGGGTGGAAATGGCAGGAGGTCCGAAAGGATTGGCTCCATGCGCCCACGGTGGGGACAGACCCCCTCAATCAATTCCAATGGAGAGTAGCTCAGTAGGTAGAGCAGCGGACTGTTAATCCGTTTGTCGCAGGTTCGAACCCCGCCTTTCCAGCCAATTCATCAACAACATCAGGCTCCTAAAGGGAGACCATAGGAGACCTCATGACAACTCTCAGTGCAGCCAACACGTTCGCCCCCGCTGTCAACAAGCAGGCCAAGGTAGGCTATTCGGTATCCATCAGCGGCACCTTCGTCGGGACGATCACTCTTCAGCGATCTAAGGACGGCATTACCTGGGTGGACTTCGCCTCATACACCGTACCGGCTGAACTCGACGGTGAGTTTGGCACACAGTACTACGTCCGCGCTGGCTTCAAGACTGGCGGCTGGACCTCTGGCTCGGCAGACGTGTATGTCTACTAGGGCCAATATCTGGTCAGCAGCACCTCGGGCCGCTCTAGGAACCGAACGGGGCCGACGCCTCTCTAAGTGGCTTTCAACTACCGTAGGCGCGGGTGCCCCTATCCCGCTGCCCGGTATGTTCAATTTCGCTACCACTCAGTGGGTCGCCGGTAAGAACGGGTTCTCTCGGGTCAAGGCCGGTACTGGTCGAGCTACCATCGTCGTCTGTGGGGATAGCACCTCATGGGGCGAGGGCGGTGGCGATAGCGGCGGCAACATGCGGCAGAACGCCAAGGAACGTTGCTGGCCAACAGTCCTGGCAAAGCAGCTCACCGCGCTCGGCATCCCCGCCAACTACGAGAACATCAATGGTTCCGGTGGGAACAGTGGTGTCACCTTCGCAACCGACTTCCAGAACTTCTACAAGACAGGCTTCAACCTCACTGGTGGCTGGGTCGGACTATCGTCCTCGACCACGGCTGGCGGTTGCCTGTTCACTAACACGACCGACACCACTGGCGTCATGACGTACACCCCGCAGATACCCGTCGATAGGTTCGAGATCGCCGATCTGCAAGTCAGCACTGGCGGCATCATCGCCTACAGCATCGACGGTGGCACAGAAGTCCAGCTCAATCAGGCCAACGCAACCAGCTCCTTCCGCAGGACCGTCATCAACTGTGGCTCCGTAGGAACGCACACGCTCTCCATCCGTCGCATCTCAGGTAACGCTTTCGTTGCTGGGGTCCGCTCATGGAACAGCACGGTTCCCGCCGTTGACATCATCAACCTGGGCCGCTGCTCGAGCCAGACCTCCGACTGGATGGTGAACTCGAACCCGTGGTCACCTCTGCCGTCCTTCGCCAACTACTGTCTCACCGCAGACATCGTCATCATCGACCACACGATCAACGACGAGCTGAACAACCAGACCGTTGCGAACTACAAGGCCAATCTCCTGACGCTGATCAACACTGCCAAAGCTGGTGGTGCAATGGTCATCCTCATGACTGGCAATCCGTCGAATGTCGCCACGATTACCGATGCTGTCCAGCAGACGTTCCGTCAGGCGATGAAGGATGTCGCAATTGCGAACAACGTCCCGATGATCGACCAGTGGGACAAGTACGGTACCTGGGTCGCGCTAAACGCTCTCGGCTGGATGTACAACAACAACCACCCCAACAAGCTCGGATACGCAGACCTCGGCTCATTCATGGCCAACATGCTGTATTCCTGGGCATCTTAAGGAAACCATGACCATCACACTGAGCGCCTCGAGCCTCGGTAAGCTGGCTGGTGTGCATCCCGACCTCGTCCGCGTGGTCAAACGAGCAGCACTCATGTCTGACATCGACTTCACGGTCATGGAAGGCACGCGCTCGGTTGCACAGCAGAAGCTTAACGTAGCCAAAGGTGTGTCCACCACCATGAACTCCCGACACATTCCTAGCAAGGATGGTCTCGCCCACGCAGTCGATCTCGTCCCCCTCGTGAACGGTAAGGTCACCTGGGACTGGCCGGTATTCTACAAGCTCGAGCCTATCGTGAAGGCAGCAGCCGCTTTCGAGAAAGTCCCGATTGAATGGGGCGGCGACTGGAAGACCTTCAAGGACGGGCCGCACTACCAGCTCCCGTTCAAGCAGTACCCTTAATGCACAAGCGCTCAACCAGAAAGACTTCGAAGCTCTGGTTGGGTGTTTCCATGGTCCTCTCGTGGACCGCCATGGCTAGCTGTATCTACCTCAAGCTTGAGACAGCAGCCGTAGGCATCACCGTCCTCATCCCAGCGATGTACACGGCATACACCACGATTGGTCACATGGACTATCGGCAATCCCTCTCCAACACCCCAGAACCGGAAACCGTATCCCAGTGACAATGACATTCTTCCTGAAATGGATCGCACCACTCATCGCTATCCTCGTCGTTGTCGGGCTCATCTACGGCAAGGGTAGCCTCGATAGCAAACACGCAGCAGAACTGCAGACCGTGAAAGACCAGCTTGCCGTAGCGCAAGACACCATCGAACTCGAGAAGACCGTGAGGGCGAAGGACACCATCATCGCACAGCACGACGCTGTCTTCCTGACCGACCTCAACACCAACATAGATGGACTGAACTCCTATGCGAAAGCGCTTCCGGACGCTGATCGTGAGTGCCTTTCTGGCGCTGACACTGACAAGCTGCGGGCACTTTGGCGCTGAGCGGCTACGTCCTACTTACCCTGAACTACCTGTCGATCTGCGCCTATGCTTCGATCAAGAAGTGCCGCGCCCGATGCAGG